GTAAACATTAGAGCTTTTTAACATATAAGATAAAGGTCTTTTATAACCTTTTAAATTATAAATTCTATCTTTTACTTCCCAAGTATTTTTTTTAGGTTTTGGTGTTTCAACAACTGGTGTTTCAACAACAGGTACCTCCACCTTTTCTTTTGTTTCTTTTTTCTTTGCCATAATATAATATATAATAAAATTAATAAAATAAAGTCGAGGCCGAAGCCCCGACTTTTAAATAATGATTTACTTCATTAACATAAAGTTGTTAGCACCTTGAGTGATTAAACATCTTTCAGTTAAAAAGTGTAATTGCATAACATCTAACGCAGTTGTAGCAGCACCAACAGAACCAGTAACCCAAGTCTTCATTCTTCGGTCATCAGTTTGTGAAGCTCTAAATCTAACGTGTAAGAAAGGACGCTTCATGCTTTGTCCTACAGTTTGGTCATAAACTGAAGAAGTACCAGCAGGAATCATAACACCTCTAATTGCATTAGCAGCAGAAGCAGCGTTAATACCACCTCTTGTTGCTAAGTCGTTTAAGTATCTAAAGTCAGACTTATAGAAGTCATAAGAACCTCTTCTGAAACCAGTGAAACCTAAATTTAATGCCATATCTTCAGAGTTGTTAAATACACCGTATGATGTACCACCAGCTCCGTAAGAGTTCATTGAAGCTAACATATCATCAATAGCTAAGCTAGTGTTTCTGTTAACAAACATCATGTACTCTTCAATAGCGCCTTGCTTATCAAACTCAGCTAAAATTGCATCGAACTCAGCTAAATCAGTAGCAGCGTTAACACCAGTAACACCAGTAGTTACATTACCTCTAGTTTCAATAGCAGCGAATAAACCTTCAGTACCAGCGCTTTCAGCAGCGTTAGTAACAGAACCCGGTATAATCGTAGAACCTTGTACTTCAGAAGAAGTAGCAGCAAATTCAGCTTCTAACATTGCCATTTCAATGTAGTCAGTAAATCTAGCTCTTGTGTCAGCTTCAGCCTTTAAGTACCATAGGTAACCAGACTGTCCGTTCTCAGCAGATACTTCAACCCAACCAATTCTTGAAGCGTCAGAACCAGATACTTCGTAGTAATCTTTCATAATAATAGGCTTATTAGTAAAAGACTTAAAAGTAGGCTCGTTAGCTCCTCTTGTGTCAGTAGTGTTAGTAGTACCAGCAGCAGCAGTATAGTTCATAGCTTTACCAAACTCAGAACCATAAACTAATATAGTTGTAGCTTTTGATGAAGTATTTGCAGATAAAGCAGACTGTCCGTAAGGTAGTACGTCAAGTACAGCGTCGTTAACAACAGATACTAAACATTTAAAAACACCATCTGAGTTAGCAACGATAATAGTATCGTTAACTCTAATACCGTGGTTTGCAGCGGTGAAACCAGAAGTTTCATCAATGTCAGACTCAATAGTTACTTGCGCAATGTTAGATACACCTGTACCAGGGTTAGCACCTCCAGTAGCGGAGCTAACGTTACCTTTGTACGATAAATGTAATCTTGATTGCTCAGACCATACGACTTGATCAGACGTCATAGCCTCTTCTGCACCAACTTGTGATAGGAAACCAGAAATTGTTCTAGGTCCAAAAACCTCAGCTTCTTTTTCCATTAAGTCAGGCAGGTATTGTTGTGCCCAGCCAGCAGTAGCTGTAGCAGTAAAATCAATGTAGTTAGTTTGTAGCGTTTGCTTTTGTGAAGCAGGAACACTATTTAAACTACTACCTCCTGTAATTGCCATAATTTTGTAATTTTAAATTTGTTATTTATTGTTTTTAATTTTAAACTTAAAATCATTAGAGTTATCACCTAACGCTCTTACTTTTATACCTCCAGCTTCAACACCACCAAAAGCTTGTCTTGGTTGCATGTCGACGTTTTTAGACTTAGCTATACTTTCTTTTAAAGCATCAGCTTTACCTTGTTCGTAGAAGTGTTTAGCAACAGCATCAGCGTTCATTGCTGTAAACAAAGATTTGTGATAACCCGCAGCATTTTCCATTTCATTGTTCTTGTTCAAGAACTTCTTGACAAAATTATTAATGTCGCTTTGAGTTTCTTTTACCTCGTTTGTATTTTTAACGTTAAACCTATATTTCTTATCACCAACATCATAATTAAAACCTTTAAAGTTTTTATTAAATAATCCGTCAGTTTTTAATTTAAAAGTATTTGCTTGACGTTCTACAACTTTTTGATTCTCTTCTGATTCTTTGTTGTATCTATTAAAAAAATTAACAGCTTTCTGTTGTTCAGAGGTCAACTTTGACCCAGCTTTAATTTCTTCATAGTATTTAGACTTTTGCCCGTCTAAGTGGCTTCTAGCGCTGGCAACTTGCTCTTTAAACGCTAGTTTTTTTCTTTTTATATCTCTTTCAGTATCTTCTTCTTCATCTATTAAGAAAGAGTCTTCTATTAAAAAGCTAATCTCTTCGTCTGTAAGATGCTTTTTAGTTTGTTTATAATATTCTCTTAATACGCTATTGTCATCGTATTTACTATAGTCTTGATTTAACCTAACGTAATCTTCAACACTACCACCAGTTTCTTCCATAAAGTCAACTAGTTTTTGTATATTTTCTGGTAATGCTTTACCTGTTTCTTGAGCTTCAGCTATAGCTTCTTTAGTTTCTTCAACTAATTCTTCTGTTTGTTCTTCAACTTGTTCTTCTGTTACTTCCTCAATAACGGGTGTTTCATCTTGAACTTGTTCGGAGACTTCTTCTCCGGTAGGTTTTTCATCTGTTGTTTCGACGTTTTCTTCGAGTACTTTTTCGCTAGTTTCGGATTCGTCGCGTACAGGAACCTCATCTGTGCTTTGCTCTGGAACGGCATTTTCTTCTTTTTTTGGTGGGTTATTTAAATCTACTTTGATGACATTATCATCTGTTGTTTCTTTTTTTGTACTAAGATCTACCTTAGTAACATTATCTGTTTCTTGTTTTTTTGCCATAATATAATATAATAATAATTAATAAATTTTATCTAGGATCAAATGTACCTAAATCAAAGTCTCCGCTAAGTATATCATTACCTGCAGACTCAAAGTTTTTAGGTGGTTTATCACCTTTTCTTTGATCAATCAACTCGCTTTGTTGAGTTGCTTGTATTCTTGTTCTTTCGTCTTTACGATCTTCTTTTTGTTTTTCTTTTTCTTTTTGAGCGTCAACCTCTATACCTTTTAACTGCATGTTCATTTGAAACTCTAACTGCATTAGCTCTTTTTTATATTCAACTTCTTGCGCTTGCTTTTGAGCTTCAAGTTGAGCTTTAACTTGTTCTAGTTGAGCTTGAACTTGCGCGTTAGCTTGATTTTTTTGTACTTCAGCTTGAGCTGCAACTTGTTGCGCTTGAGCGTTTGCTTGTGCTTGTGCTTGTATATTTTGTTGTTGCATTAATTGATCTCGTTCTAGCTTTTTAGTTCTACGTATTTTTAAAAGCTGATTAGCTAACTTTACGTTTTTAATATCTCGCAAATCAATAGCATCTTCAAGATCTATACTCTGCTGCGCTAATGCTTGTTGTATATTGTTTTCAAGCAGAGCTTTTTCTTCTTCATCAGGAGCTAATTCTATAAATATACCAAAATCATACAAATGTAAACTTGATATTTCTTCTAGTGTAGCTACATTATGTACACCTATAGCCTGTATAAAAGCTTCTTTTGTTGGTGAATACTCTATAATATCAGATATTCTAAGTGATAATTGCCCTGCTGTTTCAGCTGTTAAAAATAAACCAGCTTGTAATATGTGTCTAGTAGCTGTGTTACTATTGGCTGCCGCTAGTTTTTGAACACCAACTAAAGCGTTTTTATCTGGCGTGCTACCATCTCTAGCTTCATTAAGCCCGGTAGTATCTCTAATCATTTGCAAGTAGTAATTATAATTAGAAATAAGCGCTTGTATTTTATTACCACCACTACCGCTTGTTATTTCTTGTATAGGTACTTTACCAGGGTTCACATCACCCTCACTTGTAAATGATCTACCTATAACACTACCTGTTTGGAAGAACATGTTTAAAGCTTCTTGTGGATTATAATTAGTACCATTACCTAAATCAACTTCAGCTAAACCATCAGCGTCTAAATAAACACCGTCTGGTACCATACGAGACATTACTTGTTGTAGTTTTAAGTGTGTAAGCTGTATCATATCTGCAAAACCAGTAATACGTCTTACTAAACTTTCTATTTTACCTTTATACATACGAGGTGCTACAATAGAGTAGTTCATTTTTACTTTGTTGTAGTCGCTTTTAGGACGCATCATGTTTTTAGATAACTCCCATTTTAAAAGCTTATTAGTACCTAATATCAAAGCACCTTCATACAAAACTTCAATAGCTCTATGTAGTCTTGTAAAGTTACCTTCTTTGTCTTCTGGTGGATTAAAGTTATCATCTTTTTCTATAGCTTTTTCTGCACCGCTACCCGTTTCTTTTACTTTATAAACTTCGTTCATATAAGTTTTATAGTTGAAATATAAAATTTGAACTTTATTATTATCTATTTCTTTATATTGTGCTGAGCCTTGATCATAATTTGTTTGGTGATAATTTTTATTTTTAATTATATCTTCTAAATCTTCTTGCTCTAAAAACGGAAACTCTTTAGCTAATTCGTTTACAGGTATTTTTTTAACTTCACCTACATAATAAAGATCTTCAAAATACGGTGATTCAGTATATGAGTAAACTAAATCTGCAGGATCAACGTACTTAACAACTACACCTTCTGAAGTATTAAAAGTTGTTTTAACAGCACCTATACCTAAAACTGTTAAATCGTAATAAAAACGTTTTTTAATTAACTCGTAATTACTACCTTCCATCAAAACTTTTAAAGCTTGTTCTTCCGCTAACTCTACAGCTTGCTTGTAAGTTAACTGCATGTGTAGTTTTAATTCTTCTGTACTTTCTGGTAAAGTGTTAGGATTATTTTCAGATAATTGAATACCAAAAGCTTGTTCACTAAAATCATTTAGTTCAACTGTTCTCATATCACCTAATATAGACTCCATATACTCAGTTCTTTTTTCTATACCGTAAGGATCTTGAGAATAAGCTTTTATATCGTACATACGCTCAGCAATACCATTAACAACTATATCAACAAATTTAGGTATTATAGGCACAGGTTTCCAATCAAGATTTAAATAGCTTAAGTCACCATTTATTGATAGCTCATCTTTATATTTTTGTATTGACTGTTCACCTCTAGCGTAAAGCCTTAAATTGTGAAAATTGTTTTTATTAGTTGTGTATCTAGTTTGGTTATAGTCATTGTAAAACCACTCTGTTTCAATAGCTTTAGCAACTTTTAAACCATAGTCATAGCTTAACTTTTCAGCATCGCTTACAACTTGACTTGGAAAATAACTTTTTACCGCAGACTCTGCCATATTTATTTTATTATTTTAGAATTATAACCAGTATTACTATATCTGGATATGTTTATGTTTAGTTTTTGTTTTTCAACGTTTGGATTTGGTGCGTATAAATGTCTATTGCAAGCCATGATAGCTAAACCACTACTAATCGTTGCATCAAATTTTGTACGTTTGTTTATATCAAACTTACCCCAATCGTTTAATGTTCTGTTAAAATACATGCTTCCATAACTACCTGTTTGCATTTGACCAACATGGCCTTGTATATACATCTCTATTGCAGCAGCATGTGCTTGTTTAATATCTTCACTTGAGTTAGGTATACCACCTATTTCTTTTTCAGCTGTTGACAGCTTATTCCAAGATCTATCAGGACGATTCATACTATAACCTCGATAACCACGTCTTCGTAAATAGTACAATAATCTTGGTTTATTGTTTTCTGCAAGTAATGGCATACCATAAAATACTAACGCCATTAACACATCTTCAAAAAATATATCAGCTGTTTGTGGTCTAGCTATATATTCTAAAAAAAATTGATTAGCAGGGGCTTCTTCCATGCTAAACTTTGTAAGTCCGTGTAAAGAACCTTTTGAACCTTTACCATCTACAGTACCGCTAATGTCGTAGCTATCGCAGCCAAAAGCGCCCAGATGATCGTTGCCAGGGTATTTGCTTCCATTTTTTAATTTAATTTTATTTTGCAATTGTGATGGTGGTACCCAGCTAATATTAAATCTACCTTTTGGATCTGGATAAAATATTACTTGTGTGTCTTTTACACCGTTAACCCATTGAAAATTACCTATGTTAACTGGTGGTTTTATACCATCGTTATAATCTATTTGCTCGTATATTCTAACTAAGTTAAATATACTATTTTTCGCCTCATCTCTAAACGCGTGCTCTTCAGTTCTTGGAAACTGCCTATAAAACTCGTTTAATGCATCTTGATCATTTTTTAAACCATCAGCTTCATTTTGCCAATGATCTATTATACCATAATCTATTAATTCACCGTCTGGTCCGAAAACATCATCACTTGGACTATTAAAGACTGGATGTCCGTGTTCATCAATAAATCCTTCGTAGTTCCACTCCATTGGGATAAAGAGAGAATAAAGCCCAGACTTTGTCTGTCCATTACGGTTTCGTCTATTAACATCTGAGTCATTGTATAGTTTTTTAAAATTATCACCACCTTTGTCAAGAGCGTTGCTAGTACTACCCATCATACACTTACCAACTACTCTAGCGCCTAAACGTAAACACGTTTTAGTTACGCGCCAGTTATTTAATATATTATCAGGTCTTTCCCATTTACCACTTTCATCGTGTACTAACAAGTTTAGCTTTTCACCGTCATAACTATTATCACCAGTATTTTTCCAGTCTATAGTTGTATCTAATCCTTGCAAGTCTTCTTGCTTTTCGTTTGCAGTAATTTTTCTACGAGTAAACTTACTCGCAGGTACACGGTAAGCAAGCTCAGACTTAGGTCTATCCATACCATCCTGTATCGGTTTAAAGAAAAACGGGTAGTTAACAGATATTGGTACAACTTTGTCGGTAAACATTTTTTTAGCATCACTTCCACTTTTAGATAATATACCATATCTACTATCACTCGATATAGTAGCTAAATTAACTGTTTCAGCTGATGACATAAAAGAAAAACCAGACCGTCTATTTTTTAAGTAGCACATACCATAGCACCTTTTATCAGCTTTACATGCTTCCCAAAATATATAGAATAATCTATTTGCTTCTCTAAAATCAGGTGCTCCTACATCTATTTTACTCCACTGTAAATACATATAGTGGCTACCAGTTATATATGTTGACTTACCATTGTTTTTAAACCAAAAGCCTTCATCTCTTCGTTTAAACTCTTCATCTATGTAGTCATACCACTGATCTTTGGCTTCTTCAGGATAGCTACGCCAGTCAAATATGTTTTTTAGTTTAGATAATTCTTTAGGGTATTCTAACCTTTGCCATTTGTTTTTACTGTGCAAGTGCACTCGCACTGGTTCCAACGGCAGAGCAATGCGCAAACCTTGCAGCTCAATGACTTCACCAATTTTACCAGTTTTTGATATAACGATAATATCGTGTTCTTTATTATATCCATATTGCCATTTTTTACCTCTGTTCATACGAGTTATAGTCGTACGTTTAACAGGTTCAATTATTTTAACTAATGTTTGTTCGTAACTCATTTTGATCTACCCTCAGCAAAACCTCTAAATACTCTTTGTTTCTTTTCTTCTGGCTCTTTACCTTCAAGTATATTCTCTTCTTCTTGTATTCTGTTTAATATTTCAAACGCATCAAATATAGCTAACTTCTTTGTAGCTGCAGCGTTTTTTAATCTATCAGCACTAACATCATCTTCTGTGTTAGTTATTATTTTTTCTTTAGCAACGTTAATCAGTTCTTCAACTGCTTTGTGCCCAGCTTGGATTATAAGCTTCTTCGTGTCCTTGATACTCATATTTAATTGTAATAAATTTAGTGTATACTCTATATAGTAGCTCACTATCAATAACAAACTCGTAGTTAGATATAGGTGTAAAACCTACAAGATCATTAACTTTAAAACTACCGTCAGTATATTTTATAATACCAATATTTTCTTGTGTTTCGCTATTAGCGTATTTATCTTTGTTTTTTATAGGTTTAACCCAACAAAAACCTTTTGGTGAGTGCCATTGCCAAAACTTTTTATATAAAAATATTTGATCTGGTTGTACTATGTAAGTATCTTCATTAAAATAGCTTTTACTATTCTTTTCTATACCTTTAACATTATGCCAACGTCTAAACACATTGTGGTGTAATACAACATCACTACCTACATCTATATCTGTATCACCAATAATAGGTTTTGATATTACAATTGCTTGTCTATTAACGTACTGATGGTTGAAAATCTCAGTGTTAAGTATTAACTCTTTATCTCCAACCTTCTTTACGTTATTATATCTTTTACCTATTGGCTTTACAACAAAGTTGTAAACGCTTTTCATTAGTATTCTAGATTATATTCTACAGATACAGCCATGTTTTTGTTAAAATCTTTCCATGGTAGTACGTCTTTATTTTTTTTAATATATATTGAAAACTTATCGTCTTCTTCTATTATATCACAAATAGTGTGTCCACCATAAACCTCTTGACCAACAGCGTAATGCATGGCATCGTTTTTATAATCTTTACCTACACTAATCTTTCTTATCAGCCTCGCCATCTTCAGGATATTGTATTGTACCGTCTTCAATATTAACGTTTACTGTACCATAATCTTTTTCAAGCTCATCTTGAATAAGTTTAAGTTCATCTTGTAAACCAGCTATTTGATGTGATAGATTGTGCTTTTGTGTTTCAAGCCTACCTATTTCCATTTGAGCTCTATTAATATTGCTTACAGCTTTCTGTATTTTTTCTAACTGCGATGCAGTTACTTTTTCTGGTTTTAAATCTATTATATCTTCTTTTTTTGTCATTTTTATTTAATTTAATTATTATTCATTTATTACCCACTCAGACTTAGCTAATTCAATTTTTATTTCATCATAAGTGTAAGTTGTTTTACCATTTAAAAATTGTGGTTGGTCTCCACTATAACACACTAAAGCTTTACTTTTATCAACACTATACTTTAACATATCTGCGTTTCTATTTAAAATTTTAGAAAAGTCTATCGTAGAGTTTTCTTGTGTTATTTCTTCAGTATCTAATATTACGTATGTTATCATTTTATTTAATTATAAGTTAGGGTGATCTGATACAAACATACCTCTAGAAACTAGTTCAGCGTTAGAACTATCAAACGTTATAGAAGTTAAACCTGGAAAACCATTTACTTTTCTACAAGAAACATATTCTAAAAAGCCGTCAAAATCATTAATTCCAAAAATTCTAACAGATAGTGTGCCAGAGTATTTAGGTCTAAAGTGATCTATTACTACTACACTATTATTTACTGGATCGTTAAAGCTACCTATAGTGCTGTTACTACCATCAGTAACCCAATCACTAAAAGCGTTTGTCTGTAAATTCCCAGAAACGTATGTTCTTTTATATCTTAGTTCGTAAACAGCTTCTGCTTCTATTGTTATATTTTTTCGTATATCGCTATTAGTACTATGCCCAGTTCTTCTAGCTCTTTTTGCTGTAGTGTCTATTTCCCAACCTGTGTTATCGTTAAATGCCCAGCCTGAATCAGAAGAAAAATCGTAAGCAGTACCAAGCAATTCAGGACCATAACCAGGGTTGTGAGTATCGTGTATTAAGCCTGCTAACTTGTTATCAAAAGGTCCATCACCTATTTTCCAATAACCTATTAAATTAGAAGAGTTATCGTAGTTACCTCTATCAGATAATAAATTAAAAGGTTTACCAGAGTTATATACAGCTGCTACAGCGTCAGAATCAAGAGCAACGTTCCACATTGCAAAATCTGTAATTTTTAAAGCTGAAAAACTATTAGCATGTTCGCTTAATTGTAAAGACCCTGTGTTATCTAAATTTTGACTACTATTCGCACTAGTTTCGCTAAAACCTACACCTGTGTTTGAATTATTTACATATAAATTAACCTCACCATCTCTATCACAACTTAACAATACATGAATCCAATTGTTTTGTAAATCAGTTATTGCCGTTGGTGCTGTTTTACTTACTACAGCATTAGAGTCTTTTACAAACTTTACAAATATTTTATCAGATGATGCAGTTCTTATTATAAGCTGATCATCATTACCCTGATACTTAGAAAAAAACCTTTGATCTGTAGCGTCACTAAATTTAACCCAAAAAGAAATAGTAAAATCAGATGTACCTAGATTTAATGTATTACCAAAATCTAAATATTGATCAGTGCCGTTAGTGTTAAGGCTAAACTCATGTTGTCTAACATTTGACGTTACTATTGAATTACCTAAGCTTAGCACTATGCTCTATTTTTATAATCTGGTCTTGGAGCTACATAAACAATAACAGCTCCACCATTTAACTCTACTTTATCCCACATACCGTATATTGTTATGCCTTTTGGAAAAGCGTCTGAACTAGTAATTTGATCACTGTCGTTATTAGTTTCGTTTGTTACATCTGCGGTAGCATCTCCACCCCAGTCAGTGTCTAAGGTAAAAGGTCCATCGGTTGAGGCAAAATAAGTATCGCCAAGTCCTAAATTAGAACCACCATCAAGAACTTCTAAGGCTTCAAAAGTAGTTTCATCTAACATAGTTATAGCACAGCAATAGTATTTAGAAGTAGCTATTGTTAAGTCTAATTTAGCACCATCACCTTTTAAAAATGTTGATCCAAACATACCAAAATTATATGCTGTATCTGTTGAGTTCATTCCCATAATTTTATTTTTTTACTTTTTCTAGTGAACGACCTCCAAAATAAGCACCGATCACAGTTATTAATACTAATTGTAAAAGATCTACGTAAGAATCTTTTACATCGAAATTTATCGCACCAGCATCTATAAATACTAATAACACTGTGCTTACCACTAAGAACACTAATACTAGTGGTCTTATATTTTTGCTTAACCATGAATCACTGTTCATATCAAGCTTCCATCTCTCAGTTACTTGCTTTTGCATTTCAGCTTCGTAACCCATTATCAAATCTTTTATTTTTGCTTCAGCTGCTAGCTTTTCCTCCTTAGTCGTGGTTAAGTTATCTAAAACTCCACCTACGTTTTTTACAAGTTCACCAGCACCAGCTGAAAATATTTTTCCTATTATACTCATAATTTATTTTTAATATCCACCGCCACCACCACTAGAACTACTACCGCCACCTCCGCTAGACATTGTAGTACTAACTGTTGGTGTAGATGATCCACTAGCTTGTCTAACTTGTTGAGGTGTTAGTGGGCTTGATACAACATTTAAATTAGCAGAAGTAATATCTGCGTGTGTAGTACCAGCCATATAACCTAGTTGACCTAAAAGCACGTGCGTGTGATGACCTATTATACCATATTGACTACCCCAAAGCTCAGCTTCAGCTATAGTTGTAAATAGTGGTATATTATCTATATTACCTATTAAACTCATTTGTTACCATTATTTGCGTCATTTTCCCAAGGAAAGTCGTGGCTACCAGCTTCTTTTGCAACACCATCTACTATAATCATATCTTTACCATTAATTGTTTTCCTTAAATAAGTTTCGCCGTTATACTTTACAAAGTTATCACCATAAGCTAATTTACCAATACGCATATCAGTAGAGTGTCTCATCTCATGGTTTACAACTTCTCTTTCTTCAGCACTACCAGGTACTATATTTTGATTTATAAATATACTACCATCCATATTAGCTTCACCCATAATACCTTCGCCAAGTGGCTTTCTAATTACAGGCGTGCCAGGTACTGATGCATTACCGCCAGCTTCTTGACTAAATCTAAGTTTAGTACGTATGTTACCGTTTGTCATATAGGGTTTATAACCTTTACCTAGTTTGTATGTCATTACCTGTCAATATCTTTTATCATATCGTCAATAGCTTTGTTATAAACTTTGTCTGTATATGATTTT